CTATTTGATAAATATTAAATTAATTTTTCATTGCTTCGTTATGGGGCATGGTTGGGGCAAACTCGCTTAACTGTGTATTTAACAAAGCTACCTGTGCATTATTGTTTTCAGACATCCATTTTCCGTATACCTGAAATACCATTTGCGCATCTGCATGGCCCATCTGGTTTGCTATAAATGCCGGGTTAGCACCAGCTGTCAGCGACCAGCAGGCATAAGTATGTCTCGACTGATATGATTTTCGATGGCGGAGTCCGGCACGTTTTATCGCTGCGTCCCACATCTGCCTTATTGAGTCAACGGTAAAATGGTCACCATAATTTTTTACTCTCGCTGACACTTCAGGTTGAAAAACAAAGGTGCATTTTTGTTTTTCTGTTCTGCCATACTCTCTGAGGTGAACATCAATGATATGCTCTTTGCTCAGTCTCGTTAATGTCATCTGACTCCGGAGAGCGTCGATTGCTGGCTTAATAAGATGAATGACCCGATTGGTTCCCGCCTGTGTTTTTGGTACCGTGAAACGGTCTTTTGCTAAATTTCTCCTGATCATCATTGTTCCATTTTTCAGATCTATGTCCTCCCATCCAAGTGCACACAGCTCACCAGGGCGAACTCCAGTATAAACAGAAACACACCATAAATTTTTTGCTTGCTGATTTCTGCACGCATCGATAAGACGGATAAATTCTTCCCGCGAAAGAGGATCCGGAATGGTTCTTGATTCCTTTAATGGCGAGATCCCCTTAAACGGATTATCTGCCAGGTAACCGTTATCAACACCAAACTGGAACACGGCGTTAAGATTTGTCATGTAATTATTTACAGTTACAGCCGATCTCCCTGGTTGTGTAACAATATAGTTACTTTTGGGGATCTGGTATCCAGTCAGTAACTCTTTACGAACCTCCAGTAATTTTTCTTTATTAATCGATGAGGCAAGATTTTTTTCACCGATTATGCTCAGGATATTTTTGATGACGGCACGGTATGTGTTGAGTGATGTTTTGGCGACTTCAGTTTCTTTCAGTGCCAGAAATTTTTCAGCCAGTTCTTTTATGGTTAAATCTTGTCGGGCCTCACCAAATTTTTCCAGATTGCGTGAGGAGGGAAACTGTTTTGCATAGTCGAAAACACCAGTTTTTATTGCGTAACAAACAGAGGAGCGTAGTTCACCTGCAACGCGCCTGTTTTTTGCTGTGTCAGGAACCCCCAGATTTTCCCTGACTCTTACGTCTTTATAAACAAACCAGATACGTAATTTCCCTCCATGGTTTTCCACGCCTGTCGGATATTTCATTTCAACTTCTCTCATTAGTTAGTGTGGTTTTTAGTCAAGTAAGATGACGTCTTGGTCTCGCTGATGCCTGGCGCTCAATCCAGCGATCAATTTCCTCCAGGTTGTAAAAGCATGGACTGTTATCCCATGGCATACCGTCATGAGCGACATGCTTATATTCCCTTCCTTCCATAAACGATTTTTCCCGGGCCTTTTTTAACGTACCTTTTTTATTCCTTTCAGCGCAATTAACTGCTCTTCGGATACCCATTTGCCGGGAGAGACAATCATGATTACTTCGCTCATCGATTTCTTTATCTCTTACATCAGACGAGCGCCGGTTGCAGAATACCAGTCACAACCGGCGACAGTTGAACATTAAGAATCAGCCTGACTCGGGATCAGTTTTTGCCAGATAACTGAAACGTATTTTGCCTGGTAACGGGCGTCATCAAGTGCATTATGGCGCTCACCTTCGAATGGAATAGCCGTTCTGGCATCGAAGTCTATGGCTTTCCCCAGCTCAACGATTGTGCGTACATCGCGATCGTTGTAGTAACGCCACGGGCAGGGGATCCCCTGCCGTTCGTATGAACGGCGCAAAATCGTGTTGTCGAAGTTGGCTCCATTTCCCCAAACCTGAACAAAAAATTCACCGGAGTTTTCGTCGATAAATTCTCGCAATTGTAACAGTGCATCATCTAACGGGATTTCATCGGTCATAATGGCAGATTGCGCTTCGCGTGATTGCTTAAGCCACCATTTAATGGTGTCCCGATCAATGACTCCGCCAGCAGTTTCCAGATCGATAGTCTTACTAAATTCCGGTCCCATATCTCCGGTTTGCGGATCGAAAAATATTGCACCTATTGAGATGATCGGGGCATCAGGATTTTTTCCCATGGTTTCAAGGTCGATCATTAGATGGTCACACGTCCTGCTGGTGGATGTGATTTCGTGATGACCGTTCTGAACCGCCCCGGGAATCCTGGAGACTAAACTTCCTGAGAAAGAGGTAAACAGGATGACTAAAAATACTCGTTTTTCCCCCGAAGTCCGTCAACGGGCAGTCCGTATGGTTCTGGAAAGTCAGAGCGAATATGACTCACAATGGGCGACAATTTGTTCCATTGCTCCAAAGATTGGCTGTACGCCGGAGACTCTGCGTGTCTGGGTTCGCCAGCATGAGCGGGATACCGGGGGCGGTGATGGAGGGCTCACCACCGCTGAACGTCAGCGTCTGAAAGAGCTGGAACGTGAAAATCGTGAACTGCGCCGCAGTAACGATATCCTTCGCCAGGCTTCCGCTTATTTTGCGAAGGCGGAGTTCGACCGCCTCTGGAAAAAATGATGCCACTGCTGGATAAGCTGCGTGAGCAGTACGGGGTCGGACCGCTATGCAGCGAACTGCATATTGCCCCGTCAACGTATTACCACTGTCAGCAACAGCGACATCATCCGGATAAACGCAGTGCCCGTGCGCAGCGCGATGACTGGCTGAAGAAAGAGATACAGCGCGTATACGATGAAAATCACAAGGTATACGGTGTGCGTAAAGTCTGGCGTCAGTTGTTACGGGAAGGTATCAGAGTGGCCAGATGCACTGTGGCACGTCTCATGGCGGTTATGGGACTTGCCGGTGTTCTCCGGGGTAAAAAGGTCCGTACGACCATCAGCCGGAAAGCCGTTGCCGCAGGCGACCGCGTAAACCGTCAGTTCGTGGCAGAACGACCTGACCAGCTGTGGGTGGCTGATTTTACTTACGGTGTGCCCGGAGTTCAGGGCGGGCATGGATGCTTAAATGAACCGCGAGTCTGTCTGGAATATTGAACCGGTAACTCACGATGAGAAACCCAACAATCCCACCGGGTGTGACGGTGGAGAACCTGAGCGGCAGTGACCTGCGGCATGCCCGCAGGGTGATGTAACCCGCTGACAACGGGGATTGAGGCGAGATCACTAAGCCGAGATGATCCTCAAGGTTAAGTACTGAAAGGCTGAAGAACATGAACCCGTTAATCCGCCTCTGTGGGTTGAAAACGTCACCACGGCCTACGTGATCTGACAGGCCGTGCAGGAGGAACTGGCAGTGATACGTAAGCACTGCCGGTCGAAGGTGTTTTGACATGTATGCGAAACACCGGGGCAGCAGCGTCTATCACGCTTGCGTTGCTGACTTCTGCCAACTTGCGGCAAGCAAGGATAAAGAGTGCGACGGGCAGCCTCCTCAGTATGCCTGAGTCCAGGCAGGTAAACCGGGGAAGGTCAGCGACGGATGTTAAGGGGGCATGGCTCCGATGACGCGCTGGCTGGCGGAGCTTCCGTAGTAGTCCGCGATGGGGAAAGCCCATTACATGGCGAAGGGAAGCAGTTTGAATGTGTTTGCGACGTGAATTAACTGACCTAACGAGGTGAAGACCTTTGATAATCAGCGAAATGCAACGCAAGCTTGCCACATGGGCAGCCACCGATCCGTCCCTACGGATTCAACGGCTGCTGCGTCTAATAACACAACCAGAATGGCTGGCTGAAGCGGCGCGGATCACGCTTTCATCAAAGGGGGCCCATACCCCCGGCGTTGATGGCGTGAACAAAACAATGCTACAGGCCAGACTGGCTGTTGAGCTGCAAATCCTCAGGGATGAATTACTCTCAGGCCACTACCAGCCCTTGCCCGCCAGACGGGTTTACATCCCTAAAAGCAACGGCAAACTGCGACCACTGGGTATCCCCGCGTTGCGGGATCGTATTGTTCAGCGGGCCATGCTGATGGCGATGGAGCCGATATGGGAGAGTGATTTTCATACGCTCTCATATGGCTTCCGGCCTGAGCGCAGTGTCCACCACGCGATCCGCACGGTGAAATTACAGCTCACAGACTGCGGTGAAACCCGGGGACGCTGGGTGATTGAAGGCGACCTGTCCAGTTACTTCGACACCGTACATCATCGACTGCTGATGAAGGCTGTACGCCGCAGGATCAGTGACGCACGTTTCATGACTCTGCTGTGGAAAACCATCAAGGCGGGACATATCGATGTCGGTCTCTTTCGGGCGGCCAGTGAAGGTGTGCCACAGGGCGGTGTTATATCGCCGCTATTATCGAACATCATGCTGAATGAGTTCGATCAATACCTGCATGAGCGCTACCTGAGCGGGAAAGCCAGAAAAGATCGGTGGTACTGGAATAACAGTATCCAACGGGGCCGAAGTACGGCGGTCAGAGAAAACTGGCAGTGGAAACCCGCGGTGGCGTACTGCCGCTATGCCGATGATTTTGTCCTCATCGTCAAAGGCACCAAAGCACAGGCGGAAGCCATCAGGGAGGAGTGTCGGGGTGTGCTCGAAGGCAGTCTGAAACTCAGGCTGAACATGGATAAGACTAAAATCACCCATGTTAATGACGGCTTTATCTTTCTGGGGCACAGGATCATTCGCAAACGCAGTCGTTATGGCGAGATGCGAGTGGTCTCAACGATCCCGCAGGAGAAAGCCAGAAACTTCGCCGCATCGCTGACAGCACTGTTATCAGGCAACTACAGTGAAAGCAAAGTCGATATGGCTGAACAACTCAACCGAAAACTGAAAGGCTGGGCCATGTTCTATCAGTTCGTTGATTTTAAGGCCAAAGTCTTCAGTTATATCGACCGTGTCGTGTTCTGGAAGCTGGCTCACTGGCTGGCCCGCAAATACCGTACAGGTATCGCTTCCCTGATGAGGTGGTGGTGTAAATCACCGAAACCGGGTCAGAGCAAAACGTGGGTTTTATTTGGTAAAACCAATCACGGCAAGCTCAGCGGCGAAATACTGTACCGGTTGGTGGGGCAAGGCAAGAAGCTGTTCCGCTGGCGGCTACCCGAAGGTAATCCCTATCTGAGGACGGAGACCAGAAACACGTATACATCGCGCTTTACAGAAGTGGCAATGGCGTTCGCCAGCATTTAAATGGAGAGCCGGATGCGCTGAAAGGTGCACGTCCGGTTCGGGGAGGAGAGGCAGGGAAATAGTCCGACTACGCCCTGCCTCTTACTCTACTCAGCACATGGCGGGGCTTCGTCTATGTGGCGTTCATCATTGATGTGTTTGCCGGATACATCGTGGGGTGGCGGGTCTCATCGTCCATGGAAACGACATTCGTGCTGGATGCACTGGAGCAGGCGTTATGGGCCCGTCGACCGTCCGGCACGGTCCATCACAGTGATAAAGGTTCTCAGTATGTATCGCTGGCCTACACACAGCGGCTTAAGGAAGCCGGATTACTGGCATCAACAGGAAGTACAGGCGACTCGTATGACAACGCGATGGCGGAGAGCATCAATGGTCTTTACAAAGCGGAGGTAATACACCGTAAGAGCTGGAAAAACCGTGCAGAAGTGGAACTGGCCACACTCACGTGGGTGGACTGGTATAACAATCGACGATTGCTGGAAAGGCTGGGCCATACTCCTCCGGCAGAAGCAGAAAAAGCTTATTATGCTTCCATCGGAAACGATGATCTGGCAGCCTGAGTTCACAGATAAAACACTCTCCAGGAAACCCGGGGCGGTTCACTGAAGCATTCTGGGCTTTGAAAGAGCGCCCGAACATCGATGTTCAGCGTGTCACATATGAAGGTGGCGCGATTGATCAGCGAGCGCTTGGCGTTAATCGAGTGAAGATATTTGAACGCTGGAAGGCTATCGACACCAGGGATAAGCGTGAAAAGTTCACGGCGCTAGTGCCTGCAATTATGGAGGCTATCCGGATTAATGATTTCAGGTTGTATCGTGAAATTACTGACGGAAAAAGCATCACGTGCATGATCGCCGGGTTAAACAAAGAATATGGCGATGTGGTGGAGTCCGGACTGCTTTTTGCTGATCCTGCCGTAGTGGATCGTGAAACTGACGAACTTATAGAAAAAGCAATTGCTTTCAAACTTGCGTATCGACAGCAATACCAACAAAAAGCTGGATGGAATTATGAGCCTTCTTTTTGCTGAACGCCCACTGGTTATAAACACGCAGCTGGCAATGAAAATTGGCTTAAACGAAGCCATTGTTTTGCAACAACTGCACTACTGGTTGAGAGATACCAACTCCGGCATGGAATGTGATGGTGTTCGCTGGATTTATAACACAACGGAACAATGGCTGGAACAGTTCCCATTCTGGTCAGAGTCAACGTTAAAGCGCGCGTTTGCAAGTCTGAAAACGCTGGGGCTTTTGCGTTGTGAAAAGCTCAATAAATCAAAGCGCGATATGACCAATTTCTACACGATCAACTATGGGAGCGAGCTTTTAGATGGTGGCAAATTGAGCGAATCCATCGGTTCAAAATGCGCCGCTCCATCAGGTCAAAATGACACGATGGAAGAGGTCAAAATGAAACGCTCCATTGGTTCAAAACGACCCAATGTCATCGGGTCAAAATGGCCTGATGATCTTACAGAGAATACAACAGAGATTACTACAGAGAATAAAAACACTTTTCGTCCGGAAGCTTCGCAACCGGACCCGCAGACGACTGAACAGGATTTTTTAACCCGGAACTCCGACGCGGTTGTGTTTAGTGCGAAAAAACGCCAGTGGGGTAGCAGGGAGGATTTGGCGTGTGCGCAGTGGATCTGGGGGCGGATCGTGGGTCTCTACGAACAGGCAGCCAGTGATGATGGCGAGATCATGCGACCAAAAGAGCCTAACTGGACTGCCTGGGCCAATGACGTGCGCACAATGCGGATGCTGGATGGCAGAAGCCACAGACAAATTTGCGAAATGTTTGGTCGGGTTCAGCGAGATCCATTCTGGGTAAAAAACATCATGAGCCCGTCAAAGCTCCGCGAAAAATGGGACGAACTGGTCATCCGCCTGGGACGTTCACCTGTACAGCGTTGTGTTAATCATATTTCTGAACCGGATACAGAAATTCCGCCTGGTTTCAGAGGATAAGTGTTGATTTCAGGTCATGAGGTAATTTTAAGGGGGACTTGTGGCAAAAGTTTTTACACAAGAAGAGCGGGAAAAAATTAAATGGCAGGTGGTGGAACTCGTGCGCCAGAGCGGCCGTGAGACGTTACGGCAACTGGAAGCTAAAACAGGTGCGACTAGATATCTGATGAGCGTTCTTGCCAGAGAGCTGGTAGCCAGTGGCGATGTATACAACTCCGGCTACGGGTTATTCCCCTCTGAACAGGCGCGTAAGGACTGGCAAAACGCCCGCAAAAAACTCTCGAGGGCAAAGGTGAAGAAACCTGCTGTGGTTGATCCGGACCTTATCTGGTCATCACCTGACGGAGAAATACGTCGCTACGACAGTCGCCTAAACATAATCTGTCGCGAGTGCCGGAAGAGCGAAGTTATGCAGCGCATACTGGCTTTCTATCAGGGTAATTTTCAGGACGTGGCGCAGTGAGTGCACCGGCAACCATTCTTGATATGTGCTGTGGCAGCCGCATGTTCTGGTTCGATAAGTCTGACGAACGGGCGATATTCAGCGATATCAGAAAAGAAGGATACACATTACGCAATGGGAGACGCTTGATTATCAGCCCTGACATTATCGCAGATTTTCGTGCATTATCATTTGCAGACGCATCTTTTTCGATGGTTGTATTAGACCCTCCGCATCTTGAGAGTGTTGGTGATAACGCCTGGATGGGAAAGAAATATGGACGGCTGAATAAAGATGCCTGGCGTGATGATTCGCGACAGAGATTTAAAGAAGCCTTTCGGGTGTTGAGGCCGCACGGCGTTCTGATTTTTTAATGGAATGAAACGCAAATACCGGTAAGCCAGATTCTGGCACTGACAGACAGAAAACCTGTTATCTGTCAACGAACAGGGAAAAAACGATAAAACCCACTGGATTATTTTTATGAAAGAGGCATCCAGTGAGTAGATTCGTAAGGCTACAGATACGTATATCTGAATAATTAAATTCAGTTCTGTAAATAAAATTTAATCCTTAACCGGATGGATTTCTGCACCCTCAGAACATCAGGAGGCCGCCCGAAAGGGCGGTAGTGAAATGCGAAAGTTCAAAATTATTATTGAAACGGGAATAGCTGGTGGAGATTTTGAGGATGTATTCGAAGTGGACGATGACGCAACACCTGAGGAAATTCATGACGGAGCATAAGAAATTTTCTTTAACTACTGCAATTACTCATACCACGAAATAAAAGACGATGAGGAAGAACAAAGTGGCTGATTTTTGTTCAGCTAAATATAACATCAGTTTTGAAGAGCGGGATGAACTATTAATGGACTATGGTGAGTTACGCGGTGGAAGTGCTGCTGATGTCGAATCCTAGCGTGATGACTATGAAGCGGGAAAAACTCCGGTCGAAGCATATTGTGATGAGTGGGGCGATGAATGAGCGAGATTAATTATCAGGAAGGGCATGAAACGGCGGGGCAAGCAAAACCAGTGGCATGGCGATATCGCTACGTGAAAAAAGGCGTTACGGACTTTCAGGGGAAGTAGTGGTCTGGTGACTGGAAATATGTACCGAAAAAAGAGGATTGTAACGACAGGCCGAACTATCAAATTCAGGCCTTATTCACTGCCTCACCAGTCCCAGTTACATCAGAAGAACTGGTTAAAGCTGTGCACTTTTATGAACAACTAAAACGCGAAAATCCACCAACATCCGGCAACTAGATTAATGGATTAACTATGTCGGTTAAACGACCAGCCAACTGAAAAAGCGGAAACCTGATTACAGGTTGCCAGATAAGGCAATGAGCTACCTGGCGCGGAACGGACTGATAAGTATGGGGAATGTTTTACGATGAACCTTTAGACTAAAGAGTTTGTAACGCTATGTAAGTGATTTTTTCTGGTTTAGATATTTATATGTCCGGCCAAATTGAGGTGTGTTTAAATGTAATTGCACATTGATTGTAGGAGGAATAATGAAAAACGCATTGCAGTTTTTGTTTGTTGCGTTCTGGTTGTTCGCATCATGTATGCCCATCATCTTCACAGCAAGGTATATGGAAAAAGTTGATGTTTTGATATTAATATTTGGATATATAAATGCCCTTTTTTTAGGGGTGTTCATGGCGGTCATGTGCATTGAATACTGGCGGTAAATACAGCGAACTCCATTGGTTTAGTTGGATATTTACTGTGCTGGACAAAAACGGTTTGCGGGGAAATCTTAGTTAAGTAGAATGACTGCGGGTGCTTGAGGCTATCTGCCTCGGGCATGGACACCAACGGCAGATAGAGAAAAGCCCCAGTTAACATTACGCGTCCTGCAAGACGCTTAACATTAATCTGAGGCCAATTTCATGCTAGACACATGTAGGTTAGCCTCTTACGTGCCGAAAGGCACGGAGAAGCAGGCTATTGTTAACACCAAGCTGTAATGTCCCCTTTGAACCATTCTAAAATGTCCCCAGACAATTCTCTGGGGGATTTTTCATGATCAAAGAGACTGTTACGATGAGTCATAAGGAACTCCACCGACTTCAGATTATTCAGGAACAAGCTGCGGCACGCATTGGCATTTCTATTCGGCAGGTTAAACGTCTGGTGCAACGGTATAGAAATGAAGGGCCTTCTGGTCTGGTTTCCCACCGACGTGGAAAGCGTCCTAATAATTCCTTTTCTACTGAATTCAGAGCAACAGTAATTTCACTCCTCAAAGGCCGTTACGCTGATTTTGGACCTACGTTTGCGTGCGAAAAATTGCGCGAGATACACGGTTTATCTTTATCCGTTGAAACTCTCAGAAAGTGGATGATAGAAGAGGGGTTATGGCGTGAACGCCGTCGTAAAATTGCCCGTATATATCAACGCCGCATGCGACGATCATCTTACGGTGAACTGATCCAGATTGATGGCTCACCTCATGACTGGTTTGAAAATCGAGGCCCCAGATGTACACTGATCGTTTTCATTGATGATGCCACCAGTGCGTTGATGGCGTTGCGTTTTGTGCCTGCTGAAACAACCCGGGCTTACATGGAAACCCTCCGGGGTTACCTTAATGATCATGGCGTACCGCTCGCTCTCTACTCTGATAGACACAGTATATTCAGGGTAAATAACCCAGAGCGGGAAGGTGAGCTGACCCAGTTCACTCGTGCGATAAAGACACTGGGCATCGAGCCAATCCATGCCAACAGCCCGCAGGCAAAAGGGCGGGTAGAGCGCGCCAATCAGACACTACAGGACAGGCTGGTCAAAGAAATGCGGCTTCAGAATATCAGTGATATTGAAACAGCAAATGCATGGTTGCCGACCTTTATTGAAGCCTATAACAACCGGTTCGCTACGTCGCCTCGTACTACTGATAATGCTCATCTTGATGTGCACCATTCTGAAGAGGAACTGGGTTATATCTTCAGCCTACAGGCGAAGCGCGTTCTGTCTAAAAATCTCACTTTCCAGTACAAAAGCAGTGCGTTTCAGGTACGCAGTGAGGGTCGGGGATATCGACTTAGGCATTCGGTTGTTACTGTATGCGAGAACTTTGACGGTGAAATTAACGTTCTGTATGACGGGAAAGCGCTGGGCTGGGAAAAGTATGTTGATGGCCCGGAGCCTATACCACTGGATGATGAAAAGAGTGTCCATGAACGAGTGGATAATGCCCGTATTGATTTACGCTCAAAATACTATGTTAAACCTAAAGCTGACTGAGGTAGCCTGAGTTTAACGGACACTCCTTCCTGAAATAGAATGGCATCAGAAGGAGCTAATAATGAGCAGAAAAAACCAACGTTACTCTAAAGAGTTCAAAGCCGAAGCTGTCAGAACGGTTCTTGAAAATCAACTTTCGATCAGCGAAGGCGCTTCCCGATTATCTCTTCCTGAAGGCACTTTAGGACAATGGGTTACCGCCGCCAGAAAAGGGCTCGGTACTCCTGGTTCCCGCACGGTGGCTGAACTGGAATCTGAAATTCTGCAACTGCGTAAGGCGTTAAATGAAGCTCGCCTTGAGCGAGATATATTAAAAAAAGCAACAGCGTATTTTGCACAGGAGTCGCTGAAAAATACGCGTTAATCGAACAATGGCGACAACAATTTCCCATTGAAGCGATGTGTCAGGTATTTGGTGTATCCAGGAGCGGTTATTACAACTGGGTACAGCATGAACCCTCAGACAGAAAACAAAGTGATGAGCGGCTAAAACTGGAGATTAAGGTGGCACATATCCGCACTCGCGAAACATATGGAACCCGGCGGCTCCAGACGGAGCTGGCAGAGAATGGCATCATCGTTGGTCGTGACCGACTGGCACGTCTTCGTAAGGAGCTAAGGCTACGCTGTAAGCAGAAACGCAAGTTCAGAGCGACTACGAACCCGAACCACAATCTGCCAGTTGCGCCAAATCTGCTGAACCAGACGTTCACTCCTACAGCACCAAATCAGGTCTGGGTGGCGGACCTGACGTATGTTGCCACACAGGAGGGATGGTTGTACCTCGCTGGCATCAAAGATGTTTATACGTGCGAAATTGTCGGCTACGCCATGGGAGAGCGCATGACAAAAGAGCTGACAGGTAAAGCCCTGTTTATGGCGCTCAGGAGCCAGCGCCCACCTGCCGGGCTAATCCACCACTCTGATCGAGGTTCACAGTACTGCGCATACGATTACCGGGTCATACAGGAGCAGTTTGGTCTGAAAACATCAATGTCGCGTAAAGGTAACTGTTACGACAACGCTCCGATGGAAAGCTTCTGGGGAACGCTGAAAAATGAGAGCCTGAGCCACTATCGTTTTAATAACCGGGATGAAGCCATCTCAGTAATACGGGAATACATTGAGATTTTCTACAATCGTCAGCGTCGTCACTCTCGTCTGGGGAATATCTCCCCGGCAGCCTTCAGGGAAAAATATCATCAGATGGCTGCTTAAAAAAAGAACAAATGGTTGTGTCCGCTATTGCCAGTACACCTCATTACCAAAATATTACTCCCCAAAATCTCCAAAATTGAGCGATGACGCTCCAGCGACAGGCACCGGTTGTTTAACAATTACGGATGTAATGGCAGCGCAGGGGATGGTGCAGTCGAAAGCACCACTTGGGTTGGCCTTATTTCTGGCAAAAGTTGGTGTTCAGGACCCTCAGTTTGCGATTGAAGGCCTGCTAAATTACGCGATGGCACTGGATAACCCGACATTGAACAAATTGAGTGAAGAAATCCGGTTACAGATTATTCCTTACCTCGTGAGTTTTGCCTTTGCTGATTACTCCAGGTCTGCGGCAAGTAAGGCTCGCTGTGAGCATTGTTCAGGTACGGGATTTTATAATGTATTGCGCGAAGTGGTGAAACACTACAGACGCGGGGAATCTGTAATCAAGGAAGAATGGGTGAAGGAACTATGTCAGCATTGCCATGGTAAGGGCGAAGCCAGCACAGCGTGCAGAGGGTGTAAGGGTAAAGGGATTGTGTCAACGACGGATGAAAAGTGATCCACTTATATCTCCACCAACGGCCCAATATTGATCCACCGTTTTACTCAGGATTAGCTTCTGCTATAACCCCGGCCTTTCGTTTCTGTCTGAGTCGATAGCTTTCTCCTTTGATTTGAACGACATGTGAGTGGTGTAAGATACGGTCCAGCATCGCTGAGGTCAGTGCTGCATCACCGGCGAACGTTTGATCCCACTGCCCGAACGGCAGATTGGATGTCAGGATCATTGCGCTCTTTTCGTAACGTTTAGCGATGACCTGGAAGAACAGCTTTGCTTCTTCCTGACTGAACGGCAGATAGCCTATTTCATCAATGATGAGCAGGCGGGGGGCCATTACTCCACGCTGAAGCGTCGTTTTATAACGGCCCTGACGTTGTGCCGTAGATAACTGAAGTAACAGATCTGCTGCTGTTGTGAAGCGAACTTTGATACCTGCACGGACTGCTTCATAGCCCATCGCTATTGCCAGATGGGTTTTCCCCACACCTGATGGCCCCAGTAATACGATATTTTCATTACGTTCTATGAAGCTGAGTGAGCGTAACGACTGGAGTTGCTTCTGCGGTGCTCCGGTGGCGAATGTGAAGTCATACTCTTCGAACGTTTTCACCGCCGGGAAGGCTGCCATTCGGGTATACATCGCCTGTTTACGTTGATGACGTGCCAGTTTTTCTTCATGAAGCAGATGCTCCAGGAAGTCCATATAACTCCATTCCTGGTCTACTGCCTGTTGTGACAGCGCAGGCGCTGCGCTTATAAGGCTTTCCAGTTGCAACTGCCCGGCGAGCACCATCAGTCGTTGATGTTGCAGTTCCATCATCACGCCACTCCTCTGCAGAATGAGTCGTAGATGGAGAGTGGATGATGCAGGGGGTGTTTGTCGAAGTTCACCAGATTTTCATCAAGATGCACGTCATACTCTTTTTTCTCCGGAGGCAGTGCCAGCATGGACTGCTGCTCTTCGAGCCAGCGATCGCAGGGACGTGCCTGGATTGTTTCATGCTTTCGTTGGTTAGCGACATCGTGCAGCCAGCGCAGACCGTGGCGGTTGGCTGTTTCAACATCGACAGTGATCCCCATCGGGCGCAGGCGAGTCATTAGTGGGATGTAAAAACTGTTACGGGTGTACTGCACCATCCGTTCCACCTTACCTTTAGTCTGTGCCCTGAAGGGGCGACACAGTCGGGGAGAGAAGCCCATCTCCTTGCCGAACTGCCACAGCGAAGGATGGAACCGGTGCTGACCGGTCTGATATGCGTCACGTTGCAGAACCACAGTTTTCATATTGTCATACAACACTTCGCGCGGCACACCACCAAAGAAGCGGAACGCATTACGATGGCAGGTTTCCAGCGTGTCATAACGCATATTGTCAGTGAATTCGATGTACAACATTCGGCTGTATCCGAGAACAGCAACGAACACGTGAAGCGGTGAGCGGCCATTACGCATAGTGCCCCAGTCAACCTGCATCTGTCGTCCGGGTTCAGTTTCGAACCGAACGGCAGGCTCCTGCTCCTGAGGAACCGAGAGAGAACGAATGAATCCCCTGAGAATGGTCATTCCGCCACGATATCCCTGGTCTCTGATCTCGCGAGCGATTACCGTTGCCGGGATTTTGTAAGGATGAGCATCGGCGATGCGTTGACGAATATAATCCCGGTATTCATCCAGGAGTGAAGCAACAGCAGGTCGCGGCGTATATTTTGGCGGCTCAGATTTTGCCTGCAAATAACGTTTAACGGTATTGCGGGAGATCCCCAGTTCTCTGGCAATCGCCCGGCTACTCATTCCCTGCTTGTGCAGGATTTTAATTTCCATAACTGTCTCAAAAGTGACCATAAACTCTCCTGAATCAGGAGAGCAGATTACCCCCTGGATCTGATTTCAGGCGTTGGGTGTGGATCACTATTGCACCGTTCGTGACAGGATTGTTCTGGATGAAAAAAGAACCCGGTTTCATGGCGTACCGGTATATAAGATTTGTGGGCGTTGTAATGGAAACCGGTTTAGTCGTTTACCGACCACGCTGGCACGACGTCATGTCCAGAAGCTGGTACCAGACCTGACCGATTATCAGTGGTATAAGGGGTATGCGGACGTCATTGGTAAACTGGTAACAAAGTGCTGGCAGGAAGAAGCATACGCGGAAGCGCAATTGAGGAAGGTGACGAGATAAATGATTTTTGCTGAAGATGGCGACATGATGTTTGCATTTTTCAAAAAATATGGATAAAATTTTTTCAACGATGGGCTTTGTATACCCGACGTTAAGAAAAAGTAGAAAACCCGCTGATGAGCGGGTTTTGTGCTTTAAATGGGGCAATGGTAATGTTGAATCTCATCCCGGGACTCATGTCTGTTAACTTATTATTTAGCTGGTGACTTGGTTATTTGCCTGATGTTTAAAATGTTTTCTTCCAGTACAATGTCCCTAAACACAATGAGTCTGCTTATTATATTATTAGCAGAGCTATTACGGCCAAAGTACAGCATAAGCTTTTAAAGCCAATCAACCAGTCATCAAGACAGACGGGGTTATTCATAAAAACTCTCCATGTGTGATCCGATGGGGCCTGAAATTAAAGCTTTAATATAGCTCATGAAAGGTAAACATTGGCAGCTGAAGGGCCACGCAGACCATTTATCCGGCAAAATTCCACGCGTAATCCGGTGGTAATTTCTTCTGCATCGCGGAGATTGAGCGCTGAAACATGAAGCTGGACATCGATACGACCATCGGATGGGGTGATAAGACCCTTGCCGCTTTTGCCGTCAAAGGTTTTGACAATTCCTGTCATTTTACGGGACAAAAAAATTCCTTAATACTGATAACTTGGCGCACTATACACACGTTCCTGAAGAAAGCTATAGTTTTTTGATGGGGTTGAAGATGGCTGGATGTCTAAAATAAACATTGCTTCATATGTTCAACTATGCGTTAATGATTGCGTCGGTTTGAAGAACAGACGATATACGAAGTAGTTTACTAAAGCAGTTCTCATTTCAGGTGTTATTCACTTATTCCTTCTTTGAGTCTCTCCAATTAAGTACGAAGTCGTTTCTGTTATGCAAACCATTTATGCCGAAAGGCTCAAGTTAAGGAATGTAGAATGTCAAATAAAATGACTGGTTTAGTAAAATGGTTTAACGCTGATAAAGGTTTCGGCTTTATTTCTCCTGTTGATGGTAGTAAAGATGTGTTTGTGCATTTTTCTGCGATTCAGAATGATAATTATCGAACCTTATTTGAAGGTCAAAAGGTTACCTTCTCTATAGAGAGTGGTGCTAAAGGTCCTGCAGCAGCAAATGTCATCATTACTGATTAAAATTCATCGCTCGTCTGTATACGATAACGAAGAAGGCTGATGCCTGAGTAGAGATACGGACAGAGTAGTGAATATTGGATCTCTTTAATAAAAAGTAAGGAGGTCCAATACATGAAACAATGGCTAGCATATTTGGCAAAATCTTAATCAGGAAAAGTATGCTAACCATTGTGGTGAAGTGCAGGTTTGCTGCATGAATAGTTTTACAGCAGAAGCTAACTGCTGGCATGGCAAAACAAAGTGCGTAAGTGGATGACTCCCACAAAAAGCACCACAATCTCAAACCCGCTCAGGCGGGTTTTTTATTATCTGCTTTAAATATATTATTAAAATATAAAAAATACTTGTTACTAATAAAATCAATCAGGCTACAGCTTTAAGATTTGTCTGGAATACTTTGTTGCAATGAGGGCAGATCAAAAGGGCACCTTTTTGTACTCTTGAAAAACTGTGTTCTGACTCTTGGGTGCAGTTTGGGCAGGAACATTTAACGAGATAATTACGGCGTGATTTTGAGTTTTTACGTTCTGACATAGGCTTTTCCTGTATAAATGGCCGTATACAGTACACTAAATATGAAAACATTTCTCGTATTATTATTTTATATATGACTTTCTTTCAAAATAATTACCCACATTTTTAATGTGTATGTTTTTTTAGCGCCGTTGAGAACAACGTGTGCTGTCAAAACTACCCCGTAGACTCCGATCTTTTCAAACATATTGCACCATCCGTGTACATCGGGGTGAGGATATGAAATCAATGGATAAGTTAACAACAGGTGTTGCCTATGGCACATCGGCGGGTAATGCTGGTTTCTGGGCATTGCAGTTACTCGATAAAGTAACTCCGTCACAGTGGGCTGCAATCGGTGTGCTGGGTAGCCTGGTTTTTGGCCTGCTGACGTATCTGACAAATCTTTATTTCAAGATTAAAGAAGACAGGCGTAAGGCTGCGAGAGGAGAGTAATCCAATGACTCAAGACTATGAACTGGTTGTGAAAGGAGTCCGTAATTTTGAGAATAAAGTTACGGTAACTGTAGCCTTACAGGACAAAGAACGCTTTGACGGTGAAATTTTTGACCTGGATGTCGCCATGGACCGTGTTGAAGGAGCTGCGCTGGAGTTTTATGAGGCAGCAGCCAGAAGGAGCGTCCGGCAAGTCTTCCTGGAAGTAGCAGAAAAATTGTCAGAAAAAGTTGAGTCTTATCTGCAGCATCAGTACTCCTTTAAGATTGAAAATCCTGCCAATAAGCACGAGCGTCCTCATCATAAATATCTATGAACACAAAAATCAGATACGGCCTGTCGGCTGCCGTTCTGGCGCTGATTGGTGCTGGCGCATCTGCTCCTCAGATACTTGACCAGTTTCTGGACGAAAAAGAAGGTAACCACACAATGGCATACCGCGATGGTTCTGGCATATGGACCATCTGTCGGGGTGCCACAGTGGTGGATGGAAAAACCGTTTTTCCCAATATGAAACTGTCGAAGGAAAAATGCGACCAGGTCAACGCCATTGAGCGTGATAAGGCGCTGGCATGGGTGGAGCGCAATATTAAAGTACCACTGACCGAACCACAAAAAGCGGGTATCGCGTCATTTTGTCCCTATAACATTGGCCCCGGTAAGTGTTTCCCGTCGACGTTTTATAAGCGGCTGAATGCTGGTGATCGTAAAGGTGCATGCGAAGCGATTCGCTGGTGGATTAAGGATGGCGGACGCGATTGCCGCATTCGTTCAAATAACTGTTACGGTCAGGTTATTCGTCGTGACCAGGAGAGCGCATTAACCTGCTGGGGGATAGAACAGTGAATCAGATATTCATGGTGATTTTTCTCGTGTTGTCAGGATTTATCGTCGGAAATGTCTGGAGCGACCGAGGATGGCAAAAAAAATGGGCGGAACGTGATGCTGCCGCATTATCACAAGAGGTAAATGCTCAATTTGCTGCTCGAATAATTGAACAGGGGCGAACTATAGCCCGTGATGAGGCTGTTAAAGATGCGCAACAGAAATCTGCTGAAATTTCTGCCAGGGCTGCTTATCTGTCTGATAGTGTTAACCAGTTGCGTGCCGAAGCAAAAAAATATGCCATACGCCTTGACGCAGCGAAGCATACCGCAGATCTTGCCGCTGCCGTCAGAGGCAAAACAACCAAAACCGCCGAAGGAATGCTCACCAACATGCTCGGAGATATTGCAGCAGAAGCTCAGCTTTATGCTGAAATTGCTGACGAACGCTACATCGCAGGAGTGACTTGTCAACAGATCTATGAATCTTTAAGAGATAAAAAGCATCAAATGTAGGGTAATATTAAATCGGAACATTTACATCGCGGAATGTAAAATTTAAATAAAAAGGACTCTTCCATGAGCCAAAATTCCTGAAATCTTAAGGGTAAGATAAAAGGTCTTAATCAGAATGACACGTTTTATTAATAAATAAAGCTATTCTTTCATTGCTGTGTTTTTCTTTACAAAAGTAATCCTTGCTATGGGTGGTTAATCATGCGTTAATGGTGTTCTGGTTTGTTACAAATTTATCTGAAGCAGTCATTGTTATAATTTTATTATTTGTACCTCTTGAGATTTCCTTGTTGGTTTTTCTCTCTGATATTTTTTTTCGGACCATTCTGCCCAAGGGCTAATTTCTTCAAAAGGTAATAATTATGTCTAACAAAATGACTGGTTTAGTGAAATGGTTTAACCCTGAAAAAGGTTTTGGTTTCATCACGCCGAAAGATGGCAGCAAAGATGTGTTTGTCCATTTCTCAGCAATTCAGAGCAACGATTTCAAAACATTAACTGAGAATCAGGAAGTTGAATTTGGTATTGAGAACGGACCTAAAGGTCCTGCCGCTGTTCATGTAGTGGCGCTTTGAGGTAGACAATATTACAAACCATATTCACTTTAGATGCCCGTGTTGTCATGGTTCCCAGTATAGAACATCATCTTTTGATGTTTCTGACATGAATCCTTTCGGGGCAAAATGTATCTTTTGTAAATCAATGATGATTACATTTGATAATATTTCACAATACTTAAATGCCAGCCGTCTGTCGTTGGATTTAAAAAAGTGAAAATGAAGGCTCCTTCGGGAGCTTTTTTGCTTGGTGTCTATTCGATGGATACTCACATACTACGGTAACATCATGAAAAAAATCATAGTTTTTTTTAACTCTGAACCAGCAGTGGTAGTGCCAGCGATGACTGGAGTTAACACCATCATGCGTGAATATCCAAATGGCGAAAAAACACACCTTACTGTAATGGCCGCAGGGTTTCCATCTCTGACCGGAGATCATAAAGTCATTTATGTAGCCGCGGATCGACATGTTACTTCAGAAGAAATTCTGGAAGCAGCAATAAGGCTCTTGAGTTGATTTGATGCTATTGCATTGATAATTCAGGAAAATTCTCTTTGTCTGTTTGTGTAAAATTTAGACTATCGTATGTTGATTATTGCGATGTTTCATCTTATCTTTTACACGTTTGCACCATATAATCGACTTACTGTGTAACTGGAAAGTCATAACAGACTAAAAGAGGAAATGATGAATATTGAAAACTTAAAAACAAAAGCAGAAGCAGATATTTCTGAATATATAACAAAAAAAATTATTGAACTTAAGAAAAAGACCGGGAAAGAAGTTACCAGTATTCAGTTTACCGCACGGGAAAAAATGACGGGTCTTGAAAGCTATGATGTCAAGATTAATTTAATCTGATGTATTCAATAATAAAATTTATCCATAAACCTCGTTTTTACGGGGTTTTGTTATATTTGAATGGTTCCGAATATCTAAATCACAATTGTTGATGGTTTTTATTAAACCAATGCAGTCCGGCTCAGGAGTGAGAGAAGCCGGACGTTATGGTTTAGAGTGGTAAGATCTGTGTAGTTTTCTGGATGCTTTCAGTAAATAGTAATGAATTATCAAAGGTATAGTAATATCTTTTTTGTTCGTGGATATTTGTAACCCACCGAAAAACTCCTGCTTTAGCAAGGTTTCTTCTGTATTCCTGAAATGTGATCTCTCTGGATTTCAGCTTATTAGAGGTCGTTTCTATAAGATGCCTATCCTTTGAAAATTTGACAGACACAATGTTTTTTAGGCCCTTTAATAACACTGTATTATCATTTTTTAATACAATATGAACATTCTCTGTGGCTAAATAGTAAATGTAATGTGAGACATTGTGACGTTTTAGCTCAGAATAAAACCATTGATAGTTTAAATCGTTTCGAACTTTATCAAATATTTGTTTAAAAATGACTACCTGATCCATAGATAAACCTTCCATGTGATATGAGGGGGCGTAGTCTGCACGATTATCTAAATTGCTTCAATCTGGTCTGACCTGTTTTCTGAGCAATTCAGTAATGTCACTCTTTTCTTTGTTTGCTTCAGAAGAAACTCTTTTTTCTGAGCACAGTCTCCGGCGGCAGGCTTCAATGACCCAGGCTGAGAAATTCCCGGACCCTTTTTGCTCAAGAGCGATGTTAATTTGTTCAATCATTTGGTTAGGAAAGCGGATGTTGCGGGTTGTTGTTCTGCGGGTTCTGTTCTTCGTTGACATGAGGTTGCCCCGTATTCAGTGTCGCTGATTTGTATTGTCTGAAGTTGTTTTTACGTTAAGTTGATGCAGATCAATTAATACGATACCTGCGTCATAATTGATTATTTGACGTGGTTTGATGGCCTCCACGCACGTTGTGATATGTAGATGATAATCATTATCACTTTACGGGTCCTTTCCGGTGATCCGACAGGTTACGGGGCGGCGACCTCGCGGGTTTTCGCTATTTATGAAAATTTTCCGGTTTAAGGCGTTTCCGTTCTTCTTCGTCGTAACTTAATGTTTTTATTTAAAATACCCCCTGAAAAGAAAGGAAACGACAGGTGCTGAAAACGAACTTTTGGGCCTCTGTCGTTTCCTTTCTCTGTTTTTGGCCGTGGAATGAACAATGGAAGTCAACAAAAAGCAGCTGGCTGACATTTTCGGTGCGAGTATCCGTACCATTCAGAACTGGCAGGAACAGGGAATGCCCGTTCTGCGAGGCGGTGGCAAGGGTAATGAGGTGCTTTATGACTCTGCCGCCGTTATAAAATGGTATGCCGAAAGGGATGCTGAAATTGAGAACGAAAAGCTGCGCCGGGAAGTTGAAGAACTGCGGCAGGCCAGCGAGACAGATCTCCAGCCAGGGACTATTGAGTACGAACGCCACCGACTTACGCGTGCACAGGCCGACGCACAGGAGCTGAAAAATGCCAGAGACTCCGCTGAAGTGGTGGAAACCGCATTCTGTACTTTCGTGCTGTCGCGGATCGCAGGTGAAATTGCCAGTATTCTCGACGGGATCCCCCTGTCGGTGCAGCGGCGTTTTCCGGAACTGGAAAACCGACATGTTGATTTCCTGAAACGGGATATCATCAAAGCCATGAACAAAGCAGCCGCGCTGGATGAACTGATACCGGGGTTGCTGAGTGAATATATCGAACAGTCAGGTTAACAGGCTGCGGCATTTTGTCCGCGCCGGGCTTCGCTCACTGTTCAGGCCGGAGCCACAGACCGCCGTTGAATGGGCGGATGCCAATTACTATCTCCCGAAAGAATCCGCATACCAGGAAGGGCGCTGGGAAACACTGCCCTTTCAGCGGGCCATCATGAATGCGATGGGCAGTGACTACATCCGCGAGGTGAATGTGGTGAAGTCTGCCCGTGTTGGTTATTCCAAAATGCTGCTGGGTGTTTATGCCTACTTCATAGAGCATAAGCAGCGCAACACCCTTATCTGGTTGCCGACGGATGGTGATGCCGAGAACTTTATGAAAACCCACGTTGAGCCGACTATTCGTGATATTCCGTCGCTGCTGGCGCTGGCCCCGTGGTATGGCAAAAAGCACCGGGATAACACGCTCACCATGAAGCGTTTCACCAATGGGCGTGGCTTCTGGTGCCTGGGCGGTAAAGCGGCAAAAAACTACCGTGAAAAGTCGGTGGATGTGGCGGGTTATGATGAACTTGCTGCTTTTGATGATGATATTGAACAGGAAGGCTCTCCGACGTTCCTGGGTGACAAGCGTATTGAAGGCTCGGTCTGGCCAAAGTCCATCCGTGGCTCCACGCCCAAAGTGAGAGGCACCTGTCAGATTGAGCGTGCAGCCAGTGAATCCCCGCATTTTATGCGTTTTCATGTTGCCTGCCCGCACTGCGGGGAGGAGCAGTACCTTAAATTTGGCGATAAAGAGACGCCGTTTGGCCTCAAATGGACGCCGGATGATCCCTCCAGCGTGTTTTATCTCTGCGAACATAATGCCTGCGTCATCCGCCAGCAGGAGCTGGACTTCACTGATGCCCGTTATATCTGCGAAAAGACCGGGATCTGGACCCGTGATGGCATTCTCTGGTTTTCGTCATCCGGTGAAGAGATTGAGCCACCTGACAGTGTGACCTTTCACATCTGGACGGCGTACAGCCCGTTCACCACCTGGGTGCAGATTGTCAAAGACTGGATGAAGACGAAAGGGGATACGGGAAAACGTAAAACCTTCGTGAACACCACGCTCGGTGAGACGTGGGAAGCGAAAATCGGTGAACGTCCGGATGCTGAAGTGATGGCAGAGCGGAAAGAGCATTATTCAGCGCCCGTTCCTGACCGTGTGGCTTACCTGACCGCCGGTATCGACTCCCAGCTGGATCGCTACGAAATGCGCGTATGGGGATGGGGGCCGGGTGAGGAAAGCTGGCTGATTGACCGGCAGATTATTATGGGCCGCCACGACGATGAACAGACGCTGCAGCGTGTGGATGAGGCCATCAATAAAACCTATACCCGCCGGAATGGTGCAGAAATGTCGGTATCCCGTATCTGCTGGGATACTGGCGGGATTGACCCGACTATTGTGTATGAACGCTCGAAAAAGCATGGGCTGTTCCGGGTGATCCCCATTAAAGGGGCATCCGTCTACGGAAAGCCGGTGGCCAGCATGCCACGTAAGCGAAACAAAAACGGGGTTTACCTTACCGAAATCGGTACGGATACCGCGAAAGAGCAGATTTATAACCGCTTCACACTGACGCCGGAAGGGGATGAACCGCTTCCCGGTGCCGTTCACTTCCCGAATAACCCGGATATTTTTGATCTGACCGAAGCGCAGCAGCTGACTGCTGAAGAGCAGGTCGAAAAATGGGTGGATGGCAGGAAAAAAATACTGTGGGACAGCAAAAAGCGACGCAATGAGGCACTCGACTGCTTCGTTTATGCGCTGGCGGCGCTGCGCATCAGTATTTCGCGCTGGCAGCTGGATCTTAGTGCACTGCTGGCGAGCCTGCAGGAAGAGGATGGTGCAGCAACCAACAAGAAAACACTGGCAGATTACGCCCGTGCCTTATCCGGAGAGGATGAATGACGCGACAGGAAGAACTTGCCGCTGCCCGTGCGGCACTGCATGACCTGATGACAGGAAAACGGGTGGCAACGGTACAGAAAGACGGACGGAGAGTGGAGTTTACGGCCACTTCCGTGTCTGACCTGAAAAAATACATTGCGGAGCTGGAAGTGCAGACCGGCATGACACAGCGACGCAGGGGACCTGCAGGATTTTATGTATGAAAACGTCCACCATTCCCACCCTTCTGGGGCCGGACGGCATGACATCGCTGCGTGAATATGCCGGTTATCACGGCGGTGGCAGCGGATTTGGTGGGCAGTTGCGGGCGTGGAACCCACCGGGTGAAAGTGTGGATGCAGCCCTGCTGCCCAATTTTACCCGTGGCAATGCCCGTGCAGACGATCTGGTACGCAATAACGGCTATGCCGCCAACGCCATCCAGCTGCATCAGGATCATATCGTCGGGTCTTTTTTCCGGCTCAGTCATCGCCCAAGCTGGCGCTATCTGGGCATCGGGGAGGAAGACGCCCGTGCCTTTTCCCGCGAGGTTGAAGCGGCATGGAAAGAGTTTGCCGAAGATGACTGTTGCTGCATTGACGTTGAGCGAAAACGCACGTTTACCATGATGATTCGGGAAGGTGTGGCCATGCACGCCTTTAACGGTGAACTGTTCGTTCAGGCCACCTGGGATACCAGTCCGTCGCGGCTTTTCCGGACACAGTTCCGGATGGTCAGCCCGAAGCGCATCAGCAACCCGAACAATACCGGCGACAGCCGGAACTGCCGTGCCGGTGTGCAGATTAATGACAGCGGTGCGGCGCTGGGATATTACGTCAGCGAGGACGGCTATCCTGGCTGGATGCCGCAGAAATGGACATGGATACCCCGTGAGTTACCCGGCGGGCGCGCCTCGTTCATTCACGTTTTTGAACCCGTGGAGGACGGGCAGACCCGCGGTGCAAATGTGTTTTACAGCGTAATGGAGCAGATGAAGATGCTCGACACGCTGCAGAACACGCAGCTGCAGAGCGCCATTGTGAAGGCGATGTATGCCGCCACCATTGAGAGTGAGCTGGATACGCAGTCAGCGATGGATTTTATTCTGGGCGCGAACAGTCAGGAGCAGCGGGACAAGCTGACCGGCTGGATTGGTGAAATTGCCGCGTATTACGCCGCAGCACCGGTCCGTCTGGGAGGCGCAAAAGTGCCGCACCTGATGCCGGGGGACTCACTGAACCTGCAGACGGCTCAGGACACGGATAACGGCTACTCCGTGTTTGAGCAGTCACTGTTGCGGTATATCGCTGCCGGGCTGGGTGTCTCGTATGAGCAGCTTTCCCGGAATTACGCCCAGATGAGCTACTCCACGGCACGGGCCAGTGCGAACGAGTCGTGGGCGTACTTTATGGGGCGGCGAAAATTCGTCGCATCCCGTCAGGCGAGCCAGATGTTTCTGTGCTGGCTGGAAGAGGCCATCGTTCGCCGCGTGGTGACGTTACCTTCAAAAGCGCGCTTCAGCTTTCAGGAAGCCCGCAGTGCCTGGGGGAACTGCGACTGGATAGGCTCCGGTCGTATGGCCATCGATGGTCTGAAAGAAGTTCAGGAAGCGGTGATGCTGATAGAAGCCGGACTGAGCACCTACGAGAAAGAGTGCGCGAAACGCGGTGACGACTATCAGGAAATTTTTGCCCAGCAGGTCCGTGAAACGATGGAGCGCCGCGCAGCCGGTCTTAAACCGCCCGCCTGGGCGGCAGCGACATTTGAATCCGGACTGCGACAATCAACAGAGGAGGAGAAGAGTGACAGCAGAGCTGCGTAATCTCCCGCATATTGCCAGCATGGCCTTTAATGAGCCGCTGATGCTTGAACCCGCCTATGCGCGGGTTTTCTTTTGTGCGCTTGCAGGCCAGCTTGGGATCAGCCGCCTGACGGATGCGGTGTCCGCCGACAGCCTGACTGCCCAGGAGGCACTCGCGACGCTGGCATTATCCGGTGATGATGACGGACCACGACAGGCCTGCAGTTATCAGGTCATGAACGGCATCGCCGTGCTGCCGGTGTCCGGCACGCTGGTCAGCCGGACGCGGGCGCTGCAGCCGTACTCGGGGATGACCGGTTACAACGGCATTATCGCCCGTCTGCAACAGGCTGCCAGCGACCCGATGGTGGACGGCATTCTGCTCGATATGGACACGCCAGGCGGAATGGTGGCGGGGGCATTTGACTGCGCTGACATCATCGCCCGTGTGCGTGACATAAAACCGGTATGGGCGCTGGCCAACGACATGAACTGCAGTGCAGGTCAGCTGCTTGCCAGTGCCGCCTCCCGGCGCCTGGTCACGCAGACCGCCCGGACAGGCTCCATCGGCGTCATGATGGCTCACAGTAATTACGGTGCTGCCCTGGAGAAACAGGGTGTGGAAATCACGCTGATTTACAGCGGCAGCCATAAGGTGGATGGCAATCCCTACAGCCATCTTCCGGATGACGTCCGGGAGACACTGCAGTCCCGGATGGACGCAACCCGCCAGATGTTTGCGCAGAAGGTGTCGGCATATACCGGCCTGTCTGTGCAGGCTGTGCTGGATACCGAGGCTGCAGTGTACAGCGGTCAGGAGGCCATTGATGCCGGACTGGCTGATGAACTTGTTAACAGCACCGATGCGATCACCGTCATGCGTGATGCACTGGATGCGCGTAAATCCCGTCTCTCAGGAGGGCGAATGACCAAAGAGACTCAATCAACAACTGTTTCAGCCACTGCTTCGCAGGCTGACGTTACTGACGTGGTGCCAGCGACGGAGGGCGAAAACGCCAGCGCGGCGCAGCCGGACGTGAACGCGCAGATCACCGCAGCGGTTGCGGCAGAAAACAGCCGCATTATGGGGATCCTCAACTGTGAGGAGGCTCACGGACGCGAAGAACAGGCGCGCGTTCTGGCAGAAACCCCCGGAATGACCGTGGAAACGGCCCGCCGCATTCTGGCTGCAGCACCACAGAGTGCACAGGCGCGCAGTGACACTGCGCTGGATCGTCTGATGCAGGGTGCACCGGCACCGCTGGCTGCAGGTAACCTGGCATCTGATACCAATAAAGAATTACTTAATACACCTGAAGCTTTACCGGTATAAGAGGCAGTTATGGCGACAAAAGAAGAGTTTAACCATTACCAGCCGCTGGGTAACAGTGATCCGGCTCATACAGCAATTGCGCCTGGCGGATTGAGTGCGAAAACGCCTGCAATGACCCCGCTGATGCTGGATGGCACTACCCGTAAGCTGGTTGTGTGGGATGGCACCACCGACGGTGCAGCCGTTGGCATTCTGGCGGTTGCTGCTGACCAGACCAGCACCACACTGACGTTCTACAAGTCCGGCTCGTTCCGTTATGAGGATGTGCTCTGGCCGGAGGCTGCCAGCGACGAGACTAAAAAACGGACCGCGTTTGCCGGAACGGCAATCAGCATCGTTTAATCTTCCCCTTCATCAACAAAGGCCGCCTGTGCGGCTTTTTTTATGGAAATAATTTATGTCTGTATATACAACTGCAGAATTACTGGCATCGACCCAGCATCACTTTAAGTTCGATCCGCTGTTTCTGCGCCTGTTTTTCCGTGAAACCTATCCTTTCACCACGGAAAAAGTCTATCTCTCACAAATTCCGGGACTGGTAAACATGGCGCTGTACGTTTCGCCGATTGTTTCCGGTGAGGTTATCCGATCCCGTGGCGGCTCCACCTCTGAATTTACGCCGGGTTATGTCAAACCCAAGCATGAGGTGAATCCGCAGATGACCCTGCGTCGCCTGCCGGATGAAGATCCGCAGAACCTGGCTGACCCGGCTTACCGTCGTCGCCGTATTATTCGGCAGAATATGCTGGATGAAAATCTGGCGATTGCCCAGGTCGAAGAGATGCAGGCAGTTTCTGCCGTGCTTAAGGGCAAATACACCATGACCGGTGAAGCCTTCGATCCGGTTGAGGTGGATATGGGCCGCAGTGCGGCGAATAACATCACGCAGTCCGGCGGCACGGAGTGGAGTAAGCGTGACAAGTCCACGTATGACCCGACCGACGATATCGAAGCCTACGCGCTGAACGCCAGCGGTGTGGTGAATATCATCGTGTTTGATCCGAAAGGCTGGGCGCTGTTCCGTTCCTTCAAGGCCGTCAGGGAGAAGCTGGATACCCGTCGCGGCTCTCATTCCGAGCTGGAGACAGCGGTAAAAGACCTGGGCAAAGCGGTGTCTTATAAGGGAATGTATGGCGATGTGGCCATCGTCGTGTATTCCGGACAGTACGTGGAAAACGGCGTCAAAAAGAACTTCCTGCCGGACAACACGATGGTGCTGGGGAACACTCAGGCACGCGGTCTGCGCACCTATGGTTGCATTCAGGATGCGGACGCACAGCGCGAAGGCATTAACGCCTCTGCCCGTTACCCGAAAAACTGGGTGACCACCGGCGACCCGGCGCGTGAGTTCACCATGATTCAGTCAGCACCGCTGATGCTGCTGGCTGACCCTGATGAGTTCGTGTCTGTACAACTGGCGTAATCATGGCCCTTCGGGGCCATTGTTTCTCTGTGGAGGAGTCCATGACGAAAGATGAACTGATTGCCCGTCTCCGCTCGCTGGGTGAACAACTGAACCGTGATATCAGCCTGACGGGGACGAAAGAAGAACTGGCGCTCCGTGTGGCAGAGCTGGAAGAAGAGCTTGATGACACGGGCGACACTGCCGGTCAGGAGACCCCTCTCAGCCCGGAAAATGTGCTGACCGGACATGAAAATGAGGTTGTATCAGCGCAGCCGGATACCGTGACTGATACGGCTGATCTGGTCACGGTTGTGGCACTGGTGACGCTGCATACTGATGCACTTCACTCCACGCGGGATGAGGCTGTTGTAGTGGTCAAGTAATATTGGCCACGGTTTTACAGTAAAAACGGTATCTGTTCTCTGATTCTTCCGGCGTCAACCCACCGTTGTAATGGTGAGGCCTGACGCTATTGTAATAATTCAGGATATAACCGCTAATTTGTTGCCGGGCCTCGTCCTTGCCTACGTAACCATCCGTCGGCACCCATTCTGTTTTCAGACTGCGGAAGAAGCGTTCCATAGGACTGTTATCCCAGCAGTTTCCCCGTCGGCTGACACTTTGCTTTATCCTGTAACGCCAGAGAAGCTGTTGATATTTCAGTCCTGTATACTGACTTCCCTGGTCGCTATGGAACATGACGTCCCGCGGCTGACCACGCACCTCATACGCCATCCGCAAGGCACTGCTTATCAGTGCAGTATCGGCATTCGCTGACAGGCTCCAGCCGATAACCCTGCGGGCAAAAAGATCCATGACGACCGCCAGATAGCACCAGCGATTTCCTGCCCAGAGTAGAGTAAGAGGCAGGGCGTAGTCGGACTATTTCCCTGCCTCTCCTCCCCGAACCGGACGTGCACCTTTCAGCGCATCCGGCTCTCCATTTAAATGCTGGCGAACGCCATTGCCACTTCTGTAAAGCGCGATGTATACGTGTTTCTGGTCTCCGTCCTCAGATAGGGATTACCTTCGGGTAGCCGCCAGCGGAACAGCTTCTTGCCTTGCCCCACCAACCGGTACAGTATTTCGCCGCTGAGCTTGCCGTGATTGGTTTTACCAAATAAAACCCACGTTTTGCTCTGACCCGGTTTCGGTGATTTACACCACCACCTCATCAGGGAAGCGATACCTGTACGGTATTTGCGGGCCAGCCAGTGAGCCAGCTTCCAGAACACGACACGGTCGATATAACTGAAGACTTTGGCCTTAAAATCAACGAACTGATAGAACATGGCCCAGCCTTTCAGTTTTCGGTTGAGTTGTTCAGCCATATCGACTTTGCTTTCACTGTAGTTGCCTGATAACAGTGCTGTCAGCGATGCGGCGAAGTTTCTGGCTTTCTCCTGCGGGATCGTTGAGACCACTCGCATCTCGCCATAACGACTGCGTTTGCGAATGATCCTGTGCCCCAGAAAGATAAAGCCGTCATTAACATGGGTGATTTTAGTCTTATCCATGTTCAGCCTGAGTTTCAGACTGCCTTCGAGCACACCCCGACACTCCTCCCTGATGGCTTCCGCCTGTGCTTTGGTGCCTTTGACGATGAGGACAAAATCATCGGCATAGCGGCAGTACGCCACCGCGGGTTTCCACTGCCAGTTTTCTCTGACCGCCGTACTTCGGCCCCGTTGGATACTGTTATTCCAGTACCACCGATCTTTTCTGGCTTTCCCGCTCAGGTAGCGCTCATGCAGGTATTGATCGAACTCATTCAGCATGATGTTCGATAATAGCGGCGATATAACACCGCCCTGTGGCACACCTTCACTGGCCGCCCGAAAGAGACCGACATCGATATGTCCCGCCTTGATGGTTTTCCACAGCAGAGTCATGAAACGTGCGTCACTGATCCTGCGGCGTACAGCCTTCATCAGCAGTCGATGATGTACGGTGTCGAAGTAACTGGACAGGTCGCCTTCAATCACCCAGCGTCCCCGGGTTTCACCGCAGTCTGTGAGCTGTAATTTCACCGTGCGGATCGCGTGGTGGACACTGCGCTCAGGCCGGAAGCCATATGAGAGCGTATGAAAATCACTCTCCCATATCGGCTCCATCGCCATCAGCATGGCCCGCTGAACAATACGATCCCGCAACGCGGGGATACCCAGTGGTCGCAGTTTGCCGTTGCTTTTAGGGATGTAAACCCGTCTGGCGGGCAAGGGCTGGTAGTGGCCTGAGAGTAATTCATCCCTGAGGATTTGCAGCTCAACAGCCAGTCTGGCCTGTAGCATTGTTTTGTTCACGCCATCAACGCCGGGGGTATGGGCCCCCTTTGATGAAAGCGTGATCCGCGCCGCTTCAGCCAGCCATTCTGGTTGTGTTATTAGACGCAGCAGCCGTTGAATCCGTAGGGACGGATCGGTGGCTGCCCATGTGGCAAGCTTGCGTTGCATTTCGCTGATTATCAAAGGTCTTCACCTCGTTAGGTCAGTTAATTCACGTCGCAAACACATTCAAACTGCTTCCCTTCGCCATGTAATGGGCTTTCCCCATCGCGGACTACTACGGAAGCTCCGCCAGCCAGCGCGTCATCGGAGCCATGCCCCCTTAACATCCGTCGCTGACCTTCCCCGGTTTACCTGCCTGGACTCAGGCATACTGAGGAGGCTGCCCGTCGCACTCTTTATCCTTGCTTGCCGCAAGTTGGCAGAAGTCAGCAACGCAAGCGTGATAGACGCTGCTGCCCCGGTGTTTCGCATACATGTCAAAACACCTTCGACCGGCAGTGCTTACGTATCACTGCCAGTTCCTCCTGCACGGCCTGTCAGATCACGTAGGCCGTGGTGACGTTTTCAACCCACAGAGGCGGATTAACGGGTTCATGTTCTTCAGCCTTTCAGTACTTAACCTTGAGGATCATCTCGGCTTAGTGATCTCGCCTCAATCCCCGTTGTCAGCGGGTTACATCACCCTGCGGGCATGCCGCAGGTCACTGCCGCTCAGGTTCTCCACCGTCACACCCGGTGGGATTGTTGGGTTTCTCATCGTGAGTTACCGGTTCAATATTCCAGACAGACTCGCGGTTCATTTAAGCATCCATGCCCGCCCTGAACTCCGGGCACACCGTAAGTAAAATCAGCCACCCACAGCTGGTCAGGTCGTTCTGCCACGAACTGACGGTTTACGCGGTCGCCTGCGGCAACGGCTTTCCGGCTGATGGTCGTACGGACCTTTTTACCCCGGAGAACACCGGCAAGTCCCATAACCGCCATGAGACGTGCCACAGTGCATCTGGCCACTCTGATACCTTCCCGTAACAACTGACGCCAGACTTTACGCACACCGTATACCTTGTGATTTTCATCGTATACGCGCTGTATCTCTTTCTTCAGCCAGTCATCGCGCTGCGCACGGGCACTGCGTTTATCCGGATGATGTCGCTGTTGCTGACAGTGGTAATACGTTGACGGGGCAATATGCAGTTCGCTGCATAGCGGTCCGACCCCGTACTGCTCACGCAGCTTATCCAGCAGTGGCAT